AAAAATGAGGCAGTTTTTGACGTTTTCGGGGGTCTTCGAGGGTCGGGGGGCTATTGACGGGGGGGTCGGGGGGCTATCGGCGGGCGGAGGCATAGCCCCCGGGGGTCGGCGCTGCCGCCCAGGTGCCGCCCAGGTGTGCCGGAATACGGTACGGGGTAGGGTATCGGGGTTGTTCGGGGCGCGAACGGACCCCCCCACCCCCAGCCCCGGTGGGGTCCGAGCGACGGGCGGTCAATGGTACGGACCCCCCGCAGCCGATTTTTTTTTGCAACGCTTTTGCTCGCCCCCAGACAAATTTTTTGCATTCAAAAATCTCGCACGCTTGGCGTAAACTCGCGACATCGCTACGCTCCAAAACATGTTCCGCGACCTCCCCATCACCGCCAGAGAGTTAAAAGCCACGCCCGCGATGCTGGAGCGCATTTACGAGGGCGCGAAACTGGGACTGCGCGGCGATTCGCTGGCGCTGGCTGCGGGAATGTTGCCGGTTGAGTTGGCGCGGCTGAAGCTGATGGACCCGATCGCAGAGATCGCGGAAATGAAGGGCCGGGCGGACAGCGAGATGACGATGTCGAAGACGTTGTACGAGGCCGCGGAAGCGGGTGATTCGAAGGCGGCGCTGGAGTTTCTGCGGCACAGGCACGACTGGGTAGCGAAGCAGCAGGTACAGGTAGACGTCGCGCAGTCGATCTCGATCACTGCGGCGCTGGAGATGGCCGAGAAGCGCGTAAAGGCTGCGGAAGTGATTGAGGATGCGGTAGAAATCCGGCCCCGGCTCGCGCCGCAGGCGCTGGCGGAAATGGGCCCGGTATAACCGAGGAATTGCGTGCAGACGACGAAATACACTCCGCAGGAGGAACAGGCGCTGATGAGTCGCCTGTGGAGCGCAAAGCTCCGCGACGACCCCGAAGCGTTTGTGATGTTTGTGTTTCCATGGGGCGAAAAAGGCACGCCGCTGGAAAAGCGCACCGGCCCGCGTAAATGGCAGCGGGATATTCTGCGGAAGATACGGGCGCACATCGAGGCAAACGGCACGCGAGATCTGTACGAGGTATTCCGCCTGGCGGTGGCCTCGGGGCGCGGGATCGGAAAGTCGGCGCTGGTGAGTTGGTTGGTGCTCTGGATGCTCTCGACGCGGATCGGGGCGAGCGTGATTGTCAGCGCGAACTCCGAAGCGCAGCTGCGCAGCGTGACCTGGGCCGAGATTACGAAGTGGCTGGCGATGCTGATGAACTCGCACTGGTTTGAGATCAGTGCGACGCGCATCGTGCCGGCAAAGTGGCTCACCGAACTGGTGGAGCGCGACCTCAAAAAAGGTACGCGTTACTGGGGCGCGGAGGGTAAGCTCTGGAGCGAAGAAAACCCCGACGCTTACGCTGGCGCGCACAACGACGACGGCATGATGGTCGTGTTTGACGAAGCCAGTGGTATTCCCGACAGTATCTGGAGCGTGGCAGCCGGGTTTTTCACCGAGAACACGCCGCACAGATTCTGGTGTGCGTTCAGCAACCCGCGCCGAAATTCGGGGTATTTTTTCGAGTGTTTTAACGCCAAGCGGAACTTCTGGAGCACCCAAAACATCGACGCCAGAACGGTGGAGGACACCGATAAAGGCGTGTACCAGGCGATTATTGACGAGTACGGCGAAGATTCGCCGCAGGCAATGGTCGAGGTATACGGCGAATTTCCCGGCGCGGATGAATATCAGTTCATCCCGCTGGGGCTGGTGGAAGAAGCCGCGAAGCGCATGCCGATGCGCGACCCGGATGCGCCTGTGGTGCTGGGGGTGGACCCCGCGCGATACGGCGCGGACGCGACGATTATTGTGGCGCGTCGGGGGCGGGATGTGCTGGAGATTCGGCGGTTCCGGGGCGATGACACGATGACGGTGGTGGGGCACGTCATTGAGGCGATCGAGGATTTTCGGCCGGTGCTGACGGTGATCGACGAGGGCGGCCTGGGCGCGGGCGTGCTGGACAGACTGCTGGAGCAGCGGTATAAGGTGCGCGGCGTGAATTTTGGCTGGAAGGCAAAGGATCAGAAGGCGTACCAGAACAAGCGGGCTGAGATGTGGGGTGCGATGAAGCAGTGGCTGCGCACGGGGTCGATCAAGGACGACAGGAACCTGAAGAAAGACCTGTGCGGCCCGCGCACGAAGCCGAACTCGTCTGGTGCGATTGCGCTGGAGACGAAAGAGCAGATGAAAAACAGGGGCCTGGCCTCGCCCGACGCTGCTGACGCACTGGCGGTAACGTTTGCGTTCCCGGTAGCGCACAGGGAGTACAATCCCCGCAGCCAGCACCGGGTGGTCACGACGCATGGTGGCGCTATGCAGTCGGCCGGGTGGATGGCGCACTGAGGGTCTGTTATGGCGAAGTCGGTGTCTCTGAGCGTTGGTCGAGGCGAAAAGCTGCCCACGAAGCAGGGCGCTGGCCTGACGGCCAAGGGCCGCGAAAAGTACAACCGCGAAACGGGGTCGAATCTGAAGGCTCCGGCGCCGAACCCGAAGACTGAGGCTGACGCAGCGCGGAAGAAATCGTTCTGCGCCCGAATGGGATCGGTTGCGGCAAACGCCAAAGACGGCGAGCGCGCCAAAGCCGCGCTGAAGCGCTGGAAATGCTGAATGCGAGGTAAAAATGGCCACGAAACCCGGTCTCTACGCCAATATCCACGCCAAACGCGAGCGCATTGCTGCCGGCAGCGGCGAAAAGATGCGCAAACCCGGCTCACCTGGCGCGCCTACGGCAAAAGCGTTCCGCGAGTCGGCCAAAACGGCCAAACCGAAGGGGAAATGACATGCCCCGCAACGCGCTAACGCCAAAGGCTCAAAATGCTTTGGTTCGACAATCAGACGAAACGTTTGATTTGTTGCAACGCGCGGCGCAATTTCCTCAATACGGCGAATTGGTGGATTATTTGTCGGCAAGACGAATGATGCCGCCAATAAAAACTCAAGTATTTTACCCTTATAAAGGAGAATTTGAGCAAAATCCTTTGATTGGCGGGCCGTTGCCAAAAACAGGAAAAATTACAATTCGGTCTGGTCAAGGGCCGTCAACAGTGCTACATGAGTTAACTCATGCCGCTGACGCTCAAATGTACAATCAATACTACGAGATAAAAAACCAAGAAAAACAAGGCACAAAATTGACGCCAGCGCAAAAGCAATTTGTAGACGCATTTGAAAAACTTGTTTACAAAGAATCTGGAATTATTGGCTGGCGTCTGTATGAATATAACAGACGAAAAACTGCTGAAAAAATTGCGCCAGATTGGGTCAATCAAAATAAAGGCTATCGCTCTTCTTCAGATGAATTGCCTGCGTTTGGCATGGGCAGCACTGTTGACAACACAAAAAATCGGCCCGACGCCCCGCCGCACGTTGACCCAACGTACGCCACCGAATTTTCTGTTCTAATGGATCTGGCGCGCCGCGCGCAGCCTGTCATCCCTGGGAGGTAACATGCCGCTGGTGAAATCCGCGTCCAAAGAAGCGTTTCGCAAGAACGTGAAGACCGAAATGGCGCACGGCAAACCGCAGAAGCAGGCGGTGGCCATCGCGTACAACACGCAACGTGCCGCAAAGGCGCCTGCGAAGGGCAAGAGATAACATGGCACGGGATGACGGCATCGGCGGCGCGGAGCGCGTTGCCAACGGCGGATCGGACCGCTCTGAACTGCTGGCAGAAATGCGGTCGCGGATGCAGTCCGCTCAGTCTGCGTTTTCGCTCACGCGGCAGGCTGAGTTGGATGATCTGCGGTTCATGGCCGGCAGCCCCGACAACAACTGGCAGTGGCCGCAGGACGTGCTGGCCACGCGCGGTAGCGTGCAGGGCCAGACGGTAAACGCCAGGCCGTGCCTGACGATCAACAAACTGCCGCAGCACGTTCGCAACGTCACCAACGAGCAGCGCCAAAACCGCCCTAGCGGCAAGGTCATCCCTGCCGACGACCGCGCCGACCCCGAGGTTGCCGAGATTTTCGACGGCATCGTGCGGCACATCGAGTACATGTCTGACGCCGACGTGGCGTACGACACGGCTTGCGACAATCAGGTCACGTTTGGCGAGGGGTATATCCGCCTGCTGACGGAGTACTGCGACGAGGACACGTTCGATCAGGACATCCGCATCGGCCGCATCCGCAACGCGTTTAGCGTGTACATGGACCCGATGATCCAAGACCCCTGCGGGTCGGATGCGCGGTACTGCTTTATCACGCAGGACATCACGATCAGCGAGTTTGAGCGGATGTTCCCGGATGCTACGCCGATTACCACGCTGCGCACGCAAGGCGTGGGCGATGCGTCGATGGGGTACTGGCTGAACGAAGACGTCATTCGGATCGCGGAGTATTTCTACGTCGACGAGGTCAAGGCCACGCTGAACCTCTATCCTGGCGGCATGACGGCATTCAAGGGGTCGTTTGAGGCCCGCCAGATGGAAGCGATGGGCATGGAGCCGCTGCGCACGCGCGAGTCGTCCAAGCGCGTGGTGAAGTGGATGAAAACCAACGGTTTCGAGGTTCTGGAGGAGCGGGACTGGGTTGGGAAATACATCCCGGTGGTGCGCGTGGTAGGCAACGAGTTTGAGGTGGACGGGGAAATCCACATCTCGGGCCTAGTGCGCAACGCCAAGGACGCCCAGCGCATGTACAACTACTGGGTGTCGCAGGAAGCCGAAATGCTTGCGCTGGCCCCCAAGGCGCCGTTCATCGGGTACGGCGGGCAATTCGAGGGCTACGAGCACCAGTGGAAGACGGCGAACACGCAGAACTGGCCGTATCTGGAGGTAAACCCTGATGCCACAGATGGAGCCGGAAACTCTTTCCCGCTTCCTCAGCGAGCGCAGCCGCCGATGGCGCAGCAAGGGCTTATCGCCGCCAAGATGGGCGCCTCAGACGACATCAAGGCAACCACGGGCCAATACGATCCATCCCTCGGCGCGACTTCCAACGAACGATCGGGCCGCGCTATTCTGGCTCGTCAGGCTCAGAGCGATACCGGAACCTACCATTATGTGGATAACCTGGCTCGGGCCATCCGCCATGTGACGCGCCAGATCATCGACATGATCCCGAAGATCTACGACACGCAGCGCATCGCGCGGATCATCGGCATGGACGGCCAGACGTCGATGGCCAAGATCAACCCGATGCAGCCCGAGCCGGTGCGCGAGTTGAAGGATCAGAACGGCATCACCATCGAGAAGATTTACAACCCAGGGGTCGGCAAATACGACGTCGTGGTGACTACCGGCCCGTCGTACCTGACGAAGCGGCAGGAAGCGATGGACGCCATGTCGCAGATCCTGCAAGGCTCGCCGCAGCTGTGGGCTGTGGCCGGCGACCTGTTCGTCAAGAACATGGACTGGCCTGGCGCGGAAGAACTGGCTGAGCGCCTGCGCAAAACCATCGATCCGAAGCTGCTACAGGATCAGGACGACCCGGCGCTGCAGGCTGCGAACCAGCAGATTCAGGTGCTGACGCAAGAGATGCAGGCCATGCAGCAGATGCTGCAGAACGTCCAGCAGTCGATGGAAGCGCAGAAGATGCGCGTAGACGTGTTCAAGGCCGAGGCTGACGCCGAGATTAAAGCGTACGAGGCCGAAACGCGCCGCTTGCAGGCTGTGCAGACCGGCATGACGCCGGAACAGGTGCAAGAGATTATCATGCAGACCATGCGCGACATCGCCACCGTGGGTGACATGTCAATCGCCATGCAGGGCCAGATGCCTACGGCCGCACCGCAAGGAATGCCAGTATGAGTTGCGAAAAGTTCATCGGCCAACTGTTCCTGTCGCGCGACGTCGCGCACAGCGTGCATCTGAACACGCGGTCGTACGCCAAGCACCAAGCGCTGGGCGCGTTCTACGACGAGATCATCGATCTGGCGGACAAGTTCGCCGAGGCGTATCAGGGCAAGTACGGCCTGATCGGCCCGATCGAACTGCAGTCGGCGGCCAAGACGAACAACGTGGTGGAGTTCCTTGAGGACATGGCGCAGACCATCATGGACGAGCGCTACGACGTCGTTGAGAAGGAATGCACGCCGCTGCAGAACATCCTCGACGAGATTCTGGCGCTGTTTTACAGCACCCTGTACAAGCTGAAATTCTTGGCGTAAGGAGCCCACTGTGGAACTGCTCAACCCCCTCGACGACGCAACGTTCACCGCACGCACGGCGTCTTACACCGGCACGGCCGGCAACACCGGCACCTGGCCCGCAGGCCCGCAAGGCGTGGTGGTGTGGTGTACCACTGCGGCGTACGTCCGCGTTGGCGAAAGCGCCACGGCTACCACTGCGGACACGCCGATCCCGCCCAACACGCCGATCCCGTTCAAGGTGCCCGGCGGCACCGGCGCACCTTGGCGCGTGAGCGCGATTCAGGTCACCGGCGGCGGCACCGTGTACGCCAAGCCCATCAACATCCAGTAACGAGGCGCTGCTATGCCGTTCTTTGGCGTTCCCATCCGCAACGGCCTGCCCATCGGCCTGGGGTCGGTAGCCGGGTTCGGCGTTCAGCAGTTCGATCCGTCCCTGTTGTTCGAAGGCGGCACCGTCCCCGGCGCTTGGTACGACCCCAGCGACCTGAGCACGATGTTCACGACGGACGCCGGCACCACGCCTGTGGCGATGCCGGGGGGCGGCACTGCAGTCAGCGTCGGCCGCATATTGGACAAATCCGGAGGCGGCAACCACGCCATCGCCATCAACAACACCACCGCTCGGCCCGAATTGCGGGCGCGGGTGAATTTGTTGACGTATTCGGAGGAGTTCAACGTTGCCCCGTGGACAAATCTCAACGGCGTTTCGGTAACCGCTAATCAAACCACGGCGCCAAACGGAACTCTAACCGCAGACACAATCACTGAAAATACCGCAAGCTCAACGCATTTTATTCGAACTGAAGCGCAACTTGCTGTTGCCAGCACCGCATACATTTATTCGCTTTACGTTAAAAACAATAACGCTAACTATATTACTTTGTCTGCGCGTGGGGCGTCGTCAAACTACATTGCCGCCACTTTTACTCTTACCGGCAGTGGCGCAGTAACATCAACTTCTGCTGCTGGGGCCGGGTACGCAGTTAGTGCTGGCGGAACAACAATTACCGATGTTGGCAATGGTTGGTTCCGGTGCGTGCTGTCTGGCACAATGGGCACAAATGTTAGTAGCCAATCGTTTTTTATCGCACTTAGCGATGGTGTAAGTGCTTACGACGGCAACGGCATTATGTCGTATCTGGGCACTTCGCGTTCGGCGTTCATCTGGGGCGCTGACCTCCGCCCAGCCAACATCGGCGCCAACGTCCCGGCCTACCAGCGCATCGCTGACGCAAATACATATGATACCGCTGGTTTTCCCTTGTACCTCCGTTTCGACGGCATCGATGACAGCATGTACACGCCTGCGAATCTGAACCTGTCGGGCACCGATAAGGTTGCGGTGTTTGCGGGGGTGAGGAAAAATGCCGACGTTTCAATTGTTGCGGAATTGAGCGCAAACGCTTCATCAAATAACGGCGCATTCCTTTTGGCAACAGGTGGTTGGTCCACAGAAAACGGGACTTATGTGCGGTCTTCAAGAGGCACCGCCACTTCGTTTGCACAGCCCGCAACAAACTCTTATCCGTCCCCCCAAACCAATGTTCTTACCGGAACGTCCGATATTGCCGGCGACAGCGTGGTGCTTCGTATCAATGGCGCGCAGGTGGCTACAAGCGCAACCGACCAAGGCTCTGGAAATTACGGCACATACCCCCTCTACATCGGCGCCCGCAACAACAGCAGCCTGTGGTTCAACGGCCACCTCTACTCTTTAGCAGTGGTTGGCAGCACTGTGTCTGCCGGCAACATTGCTGCGATGGAATCTTGGGTTGCTGGCAAAACCGGAATTGCAATTTGACATGGTTAACCCGCCCAAAATCATCAACGACGCGTTCTTTGAAGAACGCTCCAAATTAGATCCGAACACAGGCTGTTTGGAGTGGACTCGTCACACAAACAATGGCGGATACGGCGCCGTAAAACATAAGCGCAAAGCCTATCCTGCGCATCGGTTTGCGTGGATATATAAACACGGCCCTGTTTCTGACGACACGGTCATTTGCCACAAGTGCGACAACCCAAAATGCATTAACGTTGAGCATCTGTTTGCCGGCACTGCGCTGGACAACGTCAGAGACAAGATTGCAAAAGGCCGCCTGCGCGCAGCCAAAGGCGATGCATCTGGCACTGCCAAATTGACGTCAGCGCAGATAGAAAAAATTATGGCCGACCAGCGGCCGCAGCGTTTGATTGCCAAAGAATATGACGTGTCGCAATCCACCATTTCTTTGGTTAAAACGCGCAAGGCGTGGCTTAGCGTTGATGCAAAACCATTGCCTCAAAAACGTCTAAGTGTTAGACAATTTGCCGACTTGTGGGGCGTGCCGTTCAAAAGCATATGCGAGCGCGTGTATGACGGAAAAGTCGGCATCCGCGAAGCGTTGCGTAGAGCGGGGAGCCCTGTATGATGCCCCACAGCCTAATCATCGCAGGCAGCGCAGTCAGCGCGGGCAACATCAGCGCTACGGAAAGCTGGATGGCGGGAAAAACGGGGATTCAAATATGACCGACGTCTTTCGTTCGATGATCCTCGACGCCGCCGACGCCCCGCTAGGCCGCGCCATTGCCAACATGTTCGCCGGCAGCGACCAGCACATGTGGCAAACCGGCCTCAGCGCAGACGGCAAAGCACCGGCGACGCACTACATCAGCACCGGCTACGTCCCCGAGGGCTACCAAATCATGGCGCCCTGCCAGTGGTGGGAATGGCGGCAAGACCCCAACGCGCCCGACGGCGAATGGGTGATGGTAGACAGCTACCCCGGCAGGCCGGATCACGTCTACGCTGCCTGCCAGCAGGCCGAGCCGCCGGTGGAATGCACGCTGCAAGACGTCGAGGGCCTGTTCGCACGCGCCGACATGACGCCGCAGGATCCTTGGGTGTCGATGGGCCGTCTTGGCCTGCAAATCGTCCAGCCTGACGAGCCTGTGGCCACCTCGGAGCCGCTGCTGTGACACCCAAGCCCGCACGCGGGATCATCGCCTGGGTGCTGCGGCGCA